CTGGCGAACGGCTGGGAATGGATCGACCCGGAGAAAGAAGTCAAAGCGAACGAGGAAGCGATCAAGTCCGGGCAGCTCACACTCGAGGAAACCTGCGGGGCGAGGGGCCGGGATTGGAGGGAAGTCCTGGAGCAGCGACAGCGCGAGCAGAAATACGCGGCCGAGCTGGGGCTGGTTCTCGACTTCGGATCGACGGCTTCAAACAACAACGGCACAGGAGGAGGTGACGACGACGAAGAAGGTAATGGGAATGGCGGAAATGAAGGCGGAGATGGCGAAGAGGCTTGACCGTGATCTGGCCTTCGAGGTCCGGGGCGTGGACGAAGAAGCCCGGACGGCGGAGATCAGCCTGTCGAGCGAAGACCCGTATATGCGGTGGTTCGGCCTCGAGATCCTTGGACATGGACCTGAAGAAGTGGATCTGGGCCGGCTGAAGAGCATGGGGGTCTTGCTCTGGAATCACAAGTCTGACGTTCCGATCGGCCAGTTCGTCAAGGTCTGGCTGGATGAGCAGGATCGCAAGGTCAGGGCCGTGGTCAAGTTCGATCCTGACGAGCAGTCCGACCTGATCTTCTCGAAGGTGAAAAGCGGAACGCTGAAAGGCGTTTCGGTGGGCTATCGCGTCAACAACTGGGAGGAAGTCGCTCCCGGGAAGAAGTCGACGTGCGGGCGCTTCGATGGGCCCTGCTACATAGCGCGGCAATGGGAACCGCTCGAGGGCTCGATCGTGAGCGTACCGGCGGATGCAACGGTCGGAGTCGGGAGATCCCTGGACGGGGAGGACCTCGACACGCCCGAAATCACAGGAAAGGACGGGGATACTCGGATGACCGAAGAGGAAAAGAGGGCCCTCGAGGCTCAGAAGGAAGCGGAGAAAGCGGCCGCCGCGGCTGAAGCGGAAACCAGGACGAAGGGCGAAGTCCGCGAGATCGTCGGGCTCTGCGAGCAGTTCAATCTGAAGGCGAGCGACTACCTCGGCAAAAGCGTTTCCGAGGTCAAGGACGCGATCCTCGCCCTCAAGGCCGCCGAATCGGCTGCAAGCGTCGTTCCCGCGGCCCGGACCGTCGTCACGGCCGACGAGAAGGACAAGTTCCGCTCCGCCGCCATCGACTCGGTCTGTATCAGGGGCGGGATCTCCATGGACAAGCCCGCTCCCGGCGCCGCGGATCTTCGGGGCATGAGCCTCCTGGATCTCGCGCGAGAATGCGTCGAACGGGCCGAGATCCGGCTCGCGAAGCGCTACAGCAAGGACGAGCTGATCCGCTCGGCCATGGGCGTGGATGATTTCACATACGTCCTCTCCGGCGGGATCGACAAGGCCATGATGACCGGCTACCAGCTCGCGCCGGCCACCTACCAGATCTGGACGAAGCGCGGGAACCTGCCCGACTTCAAGTCCAATCGCCGGATCCAGATCTCGGAGTTCGGCCGCCTGCCCGAGGTCAAGGAGCATGGCGAGTACACCCGGGCGAAGCTGACCGACGGGGGGGAACTGATCGGGCTCGGAACCTTCGGCGAGATCTTCGCCATCACCCGCCAGGCCCTGATCAACGACGACCTGGACGCTCTCATCGGCATTCCCCAGAAGCAGGGGGCGGCGTACAGGTTGACGGTCAACTACTGGGCCTACTACGAGCTGATGAACGGTCTCGTCGGCGGCGCCGCTCTCTACTCCAGCGGCAACGGCAACCTGACCGACTCCGGCTCCGGCGGCGTTCCTTCGGTGGCCCAGCTCCAGAACGGCCTCGGGCTGATGACGGCCCAGAAGGACCTCAACGACAAGCAGTACCTGAACATCCGGCCGGCGTTCCTGATCTGCCCGGTGGCTCTCGAAACCACGGCCTTGCAGCTCGTCGGGTCGGTCAACGATCCCAGCAAGAGCGTGCCCGTGCCGAATCCCTTCCAGGGCAGGCTGACCGTCGTGTCGGATCCCAACCTCGACACGGCTCCTGCCGAGTGGTACCTGGCGGCCGCTCCCGGCCTGGCCAGCACGATCGAGGTTGCGTTCCTGGACGGCGTCGAAACTCCCACCCTCGAGCAGCAGACGGGCTGGAACGTCGACGGCACCGAGTTCAAGGTCCGCGGCGACTTCGGGGTCAAGGTCCTCGACTTCCGGGGGCTCTACAAGAACAAGGGCGCGTAGGGGATAACCAGCGCTCTGAGGCCATGGCGGCCGCTCCTTTTGGGGCGGCCTTAATTTTTCTCCTGAAGGAGGGGTCCAAGTGACCACGAAGTTCTTGCAGAAGGGCGAGGTGCTGGAATACAGCAACTCTGGATCCGCGATCGCCGCGAACGACATCGTCGTTATCGGCCGCCGGATCGGCGTCGCGCTGATGGACATCGCCGCGACCACGGGGGAAGGGAGCGTCGGCCTCGTCGGCGTCTACGAGGGCATGCCTGCGGTCAACAACTCGGCGTTCGTGCAGGGCGACCAGCTCTACTACAACGTCGGCACGAACAAGCTGACCAACGTCTACGCCAACGGGGATATTCCCGCGGGCTGGGCGTGGGCGGCAAAGGGCGAAACCACGACCACCTGCACGATCTGCCTGGAGCCTGCGGGCATCCTGGGCATCCCGCCGGGTGGATCTCAGAACCAGATCCTCAAGAAGTCCGCGGCGACCGACTACGCCGTCGCCTGGGCTGCAGACTCGGTCGGTTAGAGACAGCTGACAGGGGAGTCCTTCGGGGCTCCCCTTTTTTCGTGCTGGGAGTGAGGTGAGGCCATGAGCCTGAAGGATCAGATCGCGGCCGATGTCGCGTCTGTGTTTCTCAACACCGGCGAGCTTGCCGAAACGGTGACGGTCAACGGGTCCGGATCTGCCGTGGCGGTCGTCGAGGTGGGGGAGGACCCGGCAAAGGGAAACGGGGTCGGATCCGGAGGCTCGGCGGCGAAGGCCCGTATATGGGTCGGCGTCGAGGACCTCCCAACCCCTAACGGATCCGACACGATTGCCCAGGCGAGCGGCAGGGTCTGGAGAGTCATCCGGATCATCTCCGCCGTGGGCGACTCGCTCTGGTGCCTGGAGTGCGTCGCTGACGAGGGGGTCCGGTTCTAGTGTCCTCCGGGCTGCGGATCGCGGTCACGGACGAGGCTTCCAGCTGGCTGAAATGGGCGGCCGGAGAGTTCCCGGCCCTCACGGCAAGGGCTCTCAAAAGCGTCGGCTGGATGATGTCCCGCGAGATCAAGGCGGGCATCAAGTCCGGGGCTCCGGGCGGGGCTCGGTTTGCCGATTTTATGAACCGCTCCCGACGCCGGAAGCTGGGGAAAAAGGTTCCCAACGCGCCACTCGGGAAGCTGGGCCGGTCCATCGGCTACCAGTACCGGGAGGGCGAGGGGGCCGTCTACGTCGGCTGGCTCTCTGCCTCGGCCGCTGAGCTCGGCTACAGGCTGCAGAACGGCTTCCGTGGCCGGGTAAGCCCGAAAATGAGGCGGTTCTTTTTCTACCGGGGCCTCGGCATGGCCAAAAACGCCACCATCGACATTCCCCCACGGCCGACGATCGACCCCATGTTTAAGCAGCTCGAGCCTCAAATCCCGAAGTACCTCGAGGGCAAGCTGTGGGAGTACCTCAGAGACGGCAAGGGCTACCAGCGATCTGCCCGCAAGTACCGAGTTCATGGGCAGTAGGGAGGTGATCGGCCCTGTCGCAACTTTCAACCCTGATTTCCTCCTGGGCGTCAACCCTGGCCACCAACGCGGCGATCCAGGCATGGGCCCAGGCGACATACAGCAAGGCGGCAACCGTTTATCTGGGGCAGAACGTCAAGCAGCTTCCGACCGCTGACGCCTGCCCCTTGATCGTGCTGTTCGAGGGAGACCTCACCGAAGGACTTGAGGCGGAAACGGAGATGGCCGTCCGGATCGGGATCTGCGTCAGCAATTCCAACCCGACGGTCACGGGAAACCTCGTGGCGTTCGACGGTCTTTCCGAACTGCACGAACTGGCGGACCTCGTCGTGGCGGCCCTTTCGGGCCCGACGTCCGAACACCGCGTCGTTTCCGTCTCTCACGAGTTCCAGGGCAGCGAATTCTACCCGCAATGGCCGGCGACTCTGGAGTTTGTGGTCCGGCCTTGGGGTTAAACGAAAGGAGCTGATAGCGAGTGGGAACCAACGTCAAAAACGTGCATGATGTGATCATCGGCACAGGGATAATGTACATCAACGGCGTGGACGTCGGCCAGCTGAAGGGCTCGGTCACGATGAAACACTCCAAGGTGTTTTACGAGGAGAAGGCGGGCTTTCCGTCCGTTACCATCCTGAAGGCCCTCATCGAGGAAGGCGCGGAGCTGACTGCGAGCCTCCTCGAGGTCAACCTCGACACGATCGCCGGGTTGATGGTCGAGTATACGATCGACACGGAAGCGGCCGGATCGGCGACGATCACCCAGGAACACGCCGGGGCTATCACATCGACAAGAAAGACGGGTCTGGCACATCCGAAACTGACCAACGACGCGGTCACGGTGGCCCTGGCCTCGACGCTGTCCGCGGCTGTCATCGCGACGGACACCGTCCTCCCCGTCGTGGATGCTTCCATCTTCACGGCAGGGGATACCATCACTCTCCGGCTCGGATCCGCAACCGAGGACGCGACAATCGCCGCGCTCGGCGTCGACGAGGTGGCCAACACCTTGACGATCACGGCAGGGCTCGCGGCAGGCTTCGCCGCTGGGGCCAGCGTCATCAACACGGCAGTAGCCCTGGCCGACGGAACGGACTACTTCCTCGACAGGCTGGATGGGTCGGTGTGGAGGCATTCCGGCTCGGCAAAGGTCGCGGAAAACGACCATGTCGTCGTGAGCTACAAATACACGACCTTTACGGGCCGCGGGATCACGGCGGGCGGGATCAGCCCTTCGACGTATTACACCGTCCGGTTCGAACATACGCGGCGCGACGGCAAGGTCCGCGTGGTGGAGCTTTACCGCTGTCAGGTCACGGGTGACTTCGAGATGGCGTTCAACGACGCCGAGTCCGCCCCTCTGGCCGTCACTGTCACGGCATTCTCCGACAGCTCGAGGACGGCAGGCGACCAGCTGTTCTCGGTCTGGGATCGCACCGTGTAACGAATTGCGCTGGGAGGGATAGGCGATGCTAGAGATAGTCCGGCCGCCGAAGATCGAAGCAAAGATCTACGGTGAAATCCACGCACTCAGGAGGATCTCGGAGGGGGATATGGTTGACCTCCTCCGGGTCCTCAAAAGCAGCTTTACCGACCTGCAGGGGCTGATTGACCAGGACCCCAATGCCCTCCTGGGGCTGTTCGCGAAGTCCGGCGACATCATGGACTTCATCCTCCGGAGAAGTTTCCCGACATTCACGGAGTGGGATGGGATGCCCCTGGACAACAAGCTGGCCCTATTCGACCTGGCATTCACCGAGTCGAGGGTCCTCGAGATCCTCAAGGATTTTTCGAGCCTGATCAGGAAGGCGGGGATCCTGGTCAGGGGAATGAAGTAGACCTTGCCCGCTTCGTCCTCCTCATGCGGCGCGAGTTCGGCGTCGACGAGGAGACGATGTTCGAGAAGTGGGATTACTGGCAATTTAAGGCGTACCTGAAGGCGATCCCGAAGGTCCTGGGAACGACCGGGAAAGAGGAACCACCGGCGCCGGAAACGGCGATCGATACGTCCGAAATGGATCTAGGGCAGCTGGCACAGGTGGGCCTGAACGTCAAGGGGGGTCCGGGTTAATCCCGGCCCCCTTTCCTTTTTGCCCGAAGGGGGGCGAAATGTTTGGCAAATCCTAGCGTGAAGATGAAGGTGTCGGCTGAGATCGCCGAAGCCATGAAGGCGTTCGACGACCTCGGCAAGGAGGTTTACCGCCTCGGCAACGACCTGGAGAAGTTCGGCAAGGGGACCGGCAAGGTTTTCGACCCGCTCATGGACGGGCTGGTCAAGATCGTGGCGACCCTCGCCGCCGCTGGTGCTGCTGTCGCGGCTTTCGCGACGGCAACGGCGGACGACCTCAACGACGCCTATTCGACCATAGAACGGCGGACAGGGGCCACCGGCAAGGCCCTGGACGGCCTGAACGACACCTTCGAGCGAGTAGCGGCGGGTGCCGACGACTCGTTCGGCGAGGTCGCGGAGGTCGTTTCCGGCCTCAGTACCCGGATGGGCGCTTCGGGGAAGGCCCTGGAGGACATTTCCACCCAGATCCTCGACGCGGCGGACCTGACGGAGGAAGCGGCCGACGAGATCGTCACGTCCTACACCCGGATGCTCGGGGATTGGTCCGTGCCGGCCGAAAATGCCGCCGGAACCTTGGACAAGCTTTTCGTGGCCAGCCAGCGGACAGGGGCTAAAATCACCTCCCTGGCGGCGGCCCTGACGCAGTACGGGGCCCCAATGCGACAACTCGGCTTCGATTTGGACACGTCGATCGC